GGGGTTTCTTTTTTTTGAGTTTTTTAATTTTATTTAGGGTGTCTATAGGGCATTCTGAATGTTAATAAAGAACAACAAAATAGGTGAAAGTGTAAACCTAGAAAAGGGTCGGGATATCACGGCGTGGTATGCCATGAATAGCGCGGTACTCTTCTATGGTCAAAGCATCTTCGGGAAGGTAGTCGGGATCATACATGAAATGGGCGGTATTCCATTTCGGAGCATAATCAAGCGGACCTTGCCAGCGAGAGATCTTTTCTCGAACCTCATTGATAGAGGGGAAGTGCTCAAGATTGAGCTCTTCGGTATAAGAATCGAGTAGCTTGAACTGACCAGGAAGGTGTCGAGTGATGATAGCTAAAGCGTTCTCATCGAGGTTGGCGGTATACGGTAGAAACGTATAGTAGACGTCTTTACAGAAATTGTGAAATAGGGGGTCCATTCCACAGGCTGCGTAGGCGATGCCAATAGCGCGGAATGATTGATACTTTTCCTGTAATCCACGTTCGGGATAACAGAGTTGAGCAACGAGTTTGCCAACGGGGCGGATGGGCATGCCACCGTGTGCTTCGTAGCCTAAAGCTTCAATTTTATTGCGCATGGTTGTGAGTACGGACTTACTCTTTGAAAGAGTCATATGCCAGCGTTCAGCGGCGAACTCTTCAAACCAGGTCATAAACCTGTTGAGTAGGGTAATAGTCCATGGGGTAAATCCAACATTGTCATCTCCCATAACGAAGAAAACAATTTCGAGAATTTGGTCGTTTGTGAATCCAAACTCAAGTAATCCATCTATGATAAGCCAGAGGTTACCAAATGAATCAAGGTATTGGGTGTTGAATAACCCGGAGGGTACTCCACAGTATTGTCTTACATATGCAAAGCCATCGGCGGTTATGAAAACACAGTTGTTGTACCAAGTGTGTAAGAACCAGAGAATGTTCGTGATGCGGGTGAAAACTCCTTCGGTAGTTAAACCAGGGTAATCAGGATATTCATGAACAGGAGCATAAATTGGAGAAACGACTATGAGTGATTCGAGGAAGTCGGTCCAAAAGATGTCGGTGATGGGGCGGGGTAGTGTCTGATCGTAGCGGGACCAATCGATCGAGAAGAAGGATAGGAATCGCTGGCCTAGTGCATTCGTTGATTGGGCTAGGGAGTCGAGATAGTGCATGCCACCACGAATTGTTTCGAGTGAGTACATTATCGCAGAGTCCATTTTGCGGGCCATAACGTGTGCAGGCAGAGAGACTACAGTTTCGAGGCGTTGGAAGAGGTCGTCCATTGAGTAGACGGGCCTTTGTTTGAGAGCTCCATCGCGGTCGGAAATGTGATTGCGTGTGTATAGAATAGTAGGGTGTTCTAAAAAGAACTGTTTTAATTTGTTGAGTGAGGCGGCGGGTGTGAGTCCTTCGGTAGGAAAGGGAAATCCGGTCGCTTTGATGCGGTGTACGACTGTTCGTGACCATTCAGCAAAGGAGTTGAGGTTGTAGCCTTTGGAGTGGGGACGTGATTCGTAATCGGTGTGATGTGCATAGGCGGCGTGAGTGCGGAAGTCGTAGTCATGTCGGTAGAAGTAGCCAGTACCAGTGTGTAGAGGAAGTTTCGCGTAGTAGTTTTCGAGCCAGTGAAGTGGTAGAAAGCGGCGAACTCCAAGGAAGTACTTGACGAGTGATAGCACTGTCTTTTTACGATTAGGATCAATTGCAGCAACGGGTGTTGCTTCATGATTGAAGTCGGAGAATGTTGCATCGGTAGTGCCAAGGGGACGGCAATACTTTTCAACATATTGGATGTATTTGGGGTATTTGCGGTAAACAAGATATCTAACAAGCGGGTGTAGGTCGAATCCGGTTTCGGGAACTTTTTCGTCGGAGGTGACGACTTGTTCAGTGTGATAACGGAAAGGAAGTTGTTTGATGCCGGGAGCGGGACGTCGATTGTCGGGAATTTCAGCGTCGGGAAGGTCGCGGTATAGTACGAAAGGTTCACCATGTAGTTGATCGCGTAGCTTAAAGCTGTCGTGAGTCTGTTGAAAGTTGTGTTTATATTCTTCGGTTTCGAAGTGTTCAACTTTGAGGTTGCGGTGTGCCTTGTAGTATCGGCGTAGATCTTCATCAGTAGCGTACTCTTCTGGGATCGTGTCGTGAGCTTCAGCTTTTTGGAAAAGCTTCCATTCGTTTACGATTCGGTCGCGTTGTTCTGAGAGGTAATCTCGGATAGTGTTGAGAACCATTGTGCGTGGGTAGGATTTGGATATAATCTTTAATAAGAAATATAAGTTCGAGGCAGGGGG